TGGTAATACTCCTTTGTGGGCTGTTACTGGTTCTGTGGGAGTTACGAAGCTACGGGGGACGACTGGCACGACTAGTCATCTCGTTACTGGCTATAAGTATCTTGCTACATATCATCCTGCTGCTGTCTTACGTCAGTGGGAACTCCGCCCTGTAGCCATCGTCGACTTCCAAAAGGCCCGCCGAGAAGCTGAGTTCCCCGAGGTCCGCCGACCCCAGCGTAAGATCCTCGTCCCCGAAACTGTAGAAGAATTGGAGCCTCTTTACGATGAGTACATCGCCCCGGCCAAACGTCTCGCCTTCGATATTGAAACGGCTGCGAGTCAAATCACATGCATCGGTTTCGCCCCTCGCATTGATCTGGCGATTGTGGTCCCCATCTGGGATAATCGTGGAGGCCGGTCTTACTGGGCAACGTGTGACGATGAACTATCAGCCTGGAGATTCATTAGGCGCGTTCTTGACTCACCTGTACCTAAAGTCGGACAGAATACAATCTACGATATCACTTACCTCTGGCAACGATACGGAATCCCAGTCCGCAACTACAGTGACGACACTATGTTAATGCACCATGCGTTGCAGCCTGAGTCCGAGAAAGGCTTGGGTTTCTTAGGCTCTGTTTACTGCGATGAACCAGCGTGGAAACAAATGCGTAAGCATGGCGCGACACTGAAGAAGGAGGAATAGATGAAAAGACTCACAGGTACAGGAGCTATCATCAAAGATAGACACATTCAAGTTATGATAAATAGACGTAGGGTGTATATGCATAGGCTAATTGTGGAACGCATATTAGGTAAACGTTTGCCCCGAGAAGCTGTAGTTCATCATGTCAACGGCAACGGGTTAGATAACCGTAATTGTAACCTGGTTGTTTGTCCAGATCAATCTTATCATAGACTTATTGAGCAGAGAACTGCGCGACACAAACGTCTCCACCCAGAACAGTGGAAAGTTTAACATGCGCTTGATAATCTTGGAGTCTCCCTATGCCGGAAACGTCACAGCCAACCTCGCTTACGCCAGAGCTTGCGTACTGGACTCTCTTCATCGAGGAGAGGCCCCATTTGCTAGCCATCTACTCTACACCCAGATGCTTGATGATACAGATAGTAGACAGCGAACCCTTGGAATTAAAGCCGGACAAGCTTGGCTCCTTAAGGCAGAAGCTGTTGCAGTATATACAGACCTTGGGATCAGTCCAGGAATGAAGATCGGTATCGTCCTCGCCGAACTCCTAACCCGCCCGATAGTCTATCGAAAGATTCTCGAATGAAAATCTACGACACTAGCAACCTCGACAAACTTACAGAGCAAGAAAAGCTTTGGGTCTACAATGCGTTAGACGTCCACATCACTCTCGAAGTTTGTCAAGTGATCGAGCGCCAGTTCGACAACAACACCCGCGCTACCTACGAGTTCTCCAAGTCCCTTCAAGCGCCTATCCTTGAAATGAACATGCGAGGAGTCCTGATCGATGGAGTCAAGAAAGCGGAGCTTATCTCGATCTACTCAAAGGAGGTCGATCGACTTGCAGCGCAACTTGACCGCATCCTTGCTGAGGGTTTGGGTTGCGGGGGGCTTAACTGGCGCAGCAATCAACAGCTTATTGCGCTTTTTTACGGGCAGTTAAATATCCCGCCCATCAAAAAGAGGAACTCGAAAGGTGAGCAGACTCCCACAGTCAATCGCGAAGCACTTGAAAAGCTCCGGAACTATCACTACGCTCTCCCAATTATCAATCACCTCCTACGCATGCGAGATCAGGCTAAGCGCATCGGAGTTCTCAAAACTGACATCGACCCTGATGGACGAATACGGACCAGTTATAACATCGCTGGAACCACCACTGGTAGATTGTCCAGTAGCTTTAGTGATTTCGGAACCGGAACTAACCTGCAAAATATTGAGCAACGGCTGCGTAGAATTTTCATTTCAGATCCCGGTTACAAATTCGCCAACATCGACCTGAAATCCGGTGACAGCTTTGGCTTGGGGATGATCCTTCATGAACTCTTCGGGGACAGTAACTATCTGGACGCGTGCGAATCAGGAGACATACATACTAGCGTGTCGAGACTCGCATGGAAAGAGTTGGAGTGGGTCGGCGACCTTAGACGAGATAAGGAACTGGCTGAAAACACTACCGCCTATAGAGACCTTTCGGTTAGAGACATGGCAAAGAAGCTCGGACATGGGACTAACTATCTTGGTACACCATTCACTATGGCCAGACATACCCATGTTGAAAGATCAGTTATAGAAGAATTCCAGACCCGCCGCTACTTCCCCGCGTTCCCATCCATTCAACTCTGGCACGCTCATGTCCGATCCCAGCTGCAATCACAAGGTCATATGGTTACCCTCCTTGGAAGAAAAAGATGGTTCTTCGGCAGACGTAACGATGACAACGTCGTCAGAGAAGCCGTTGCTTACGAACCTCAATCAATCACATCTGACGTCATTAACGGGTCAATGCTCAATTTGTGGAGAAAAAACCTTTGTCAGATACTATTGCAAGTCCATGACTCTATCTTGGTACAGTATAGGGAAGAGAGAGAGAATGAGATCCTTCCGGCAATTTTAGAGGCTATGGACTACCCTATCCATTTGCCGAGTGGAAGAATTGTTCGTATCCCATTGGACGTGGCTATAGGATGGAACTGGGCCAAGAGTACTGACGAGAATCCAGACGGTTTGAAATCTTGGAAAGGAGAGGATAAAAGGAAACGTAGTCCTCAACTCTCCATCTTAGATCAGAGGTTATGATGATCCCAAAACTTGAGATGCTTTTACGCCATGATCCAGAAACTGGCGAGTTGTGGTGGATATCACCCGGTAAGGGTAGACAACTCAATAAACCCGCCGGAACTATTACAAATGGCTACAGAAAAATCAAACTAGGTTATAAGTCATATTTTAATCATAGACTCGTATGGGAACTTTATTACAAAGAAAATCCGCCGGAGTTTTTAGATCATATAAATCGTAATCCACTAGACAATAGAATAAGCAATTTAAGAGCCGCAACTCGCGCACAGAATAAATTAAATTCTGCTCATCGACGAGGCATAAGTTGGAATCATACAACAGCGCGGTACATTGTTCATTGTTGCGGTAAAAAACTTGGTCACTTTAATACATACGAGGAAGCCCTGCATGTCCGCCGCGAATATGAGAAGACTTACAAACTGGACCAATGGGTTCAAGGAGTTGACTGATGGACTATCCTCTCCTCTTATATTCCGTCAGTGGGCGGCAATCTCCTGTTTGGCTGGCGCTCTGGAGAGAAAGCTGTGGGTGCGGACACTCGGCAGCGATCTGTACCCGAATCTCTATGTCTGCTTTGTTGCACCCCCAGGTGTCGGAAAGACAGTGGCTATCTCGCAGGCAGAGCATCTCTGGCGAGGACTTCCCGATCATCATGTTGCACCCACCTCGGTTACGAAGGCAGCTCTTATCGATGCTCTCAACGATGCAGCCCGTAAAATCATACGACCATCTCAGGTCCCTCCTTTCGTTGAGTTCAACAGTCTTATCATCATTGCCGGAGAACTGGGAGTCCTCATTCCAGGATACGACAACGAGTTCATGAACACCTTAACCGCAATCTATGATGGGTATCCCTATGCTGAACGCAGACGAAGTAAAGAACTCAAACTTGCAATCCCGGCCCCTCAACTTAACCTTTTGGCAGCGACTACTCCTAGCTACCTCAATGCAGTTATGCCAGAAGGTGCTTGGGACCAAGGCTTTATCAGCCGAACTATACTTATTTACTCAGGAGAAAAAATACTGCGTGATCTTTTCGACGAGCGGAGTACTAGCGATAGACTGCGGGCTGACCTCCTCCACGACCTCAAAATCATAGGTTCTTATTATGGCAAACTATCCTTCGCCCCAGAAGCCGGAAAGAGAATCTCCGAGTGGCACGTCGGCGGGCAACATCCAGTCCCTGATCATCCTAAGCTGGCCCATTATCTTAGCCGTCGTACTGCTCACGTACTTAAACTATGCATGGTAGCCTGTGTCTCGCGCCAGGACTTCGAGTACGTCATCGAGCTTGATGACGTGGAAACTGCCCTTGGCTGGCTGCTCGAAGCCGAAGCTGAGATGCCGGATATCTTCAAGTCCATGAATTCGGGAGGTGACTCTTCGGCCATCGATGATACGTGGCACATGGTCTGGCAGCTTTATTCGCGGGAGAAAAAGCCAGTAGCTCATTCGCGGATTGTAGCGCACTTGCGGACTCGGGTGCCGAGCCACTCCGTCGAGAACATCATTAAGGTAATGGTCAGTTCTGAAATGCTGAGAATGGAGCTGGCCGGTAATCAAACCGCGTACAAGCCAGCCCCCAAGATCCGCTAAGGTACTACTTCAAACACCACGTCAGGTACAAGGTGCGAGTATGAACTTAGTCCACAGTCCGAGTTCATAATAGCGCGGTAAGTATACACTCCAGGAACCGGCTTGAACGGGAGAGTTAATTCAACCTTTGTGGTATGTTCGCCCACGGTTGAATAACCTCCCGGCACAGCTGATCGAAAAACCACTTTTCCTTCTGAATCCAGAAAGAACACGCTTATTACAGTATTACACAATCGGTTCCTTTTGAAGTCATATACAACCTGCACTGACTCTCCTATCTTGATTTTCGGGGTCAGTACTTTCGCGCTTCTATACTCAAATGGTTCAACTGACTCTTGAAAAATCACAAAACCCAGTCTAACAAACAACATGAAAAACACTACTGCCGCCGCTAAACCTATCCAGCGACTAGCCCACGCTCTTAATGCCAAGGCTTTGAAACCTTGTCCCAGATACTTACGAGCCATCCTACAAATCCTCCCAATGCCGCGATGGTGAGGAAGCCCCCTTTCCACCTACCTGCCATTTCCTTAATCAAGTCCACATCAGTCTTTATCTTCTCGTC